GTCTAATTTCATAATTTTATATTATATTTGTCTTTAAAAAACTCTTCCGTCAACGGCATATCCGTCTCATATATTTCCACAAACTTTATACCGTTTAATACACAAAAACGCTCCTTCTTTACGTCTCTTTCCAGTTGTTTCCTGTAACTTTCGTAGTTGGCATGAAAAAATGCTTTTGGGTCTTCGTGCTGGAAGCCGTTACATTCAACAGCAATACGCTTAGAAAAATTAATAATATCCACTCTCATTCTCGTTCCCGCTACGGGAAATTCTTCAAAGCATAAGTGTTGATTCCAGAACGGTTTAAGAAATTGTTTAACATTAAACTGAAAATCAGATAGAGATTTTTTATTCCAATCGATCAGATATTTGGAAACTTTGATATCGTAATTTTTATCGTTTAATGTTTTGAAGATCATAAAAATAATTTTATTTTAATAAATTTAGATTTTCAAATATATTTCCAATGACTTCTATTTCTTTAATCAAAGCGTCCCAACAAGTGAAATGCCCCCTCGAAAAAATAACCTCCATAGAAGATTTTCCCCAACTACGGGAAGAAATAGATTTACGGTAAAACGAAATAATATCGCCCTCGTATATCTCTTTGCCGTTTTTATCTTTTAGGCCAGTGAATTGTTGAACCTGAAGCCTAGTTGGATTTTCCAGTTTCTCACATTGGATAAACCAACCGATATCAACAAAAGAGCCAGAATAAAAAAAGGATTCGCTTCCGTCCGCATAGGATCTTAAATAACTATTTTCTTTTTTGTCCCAAACTCTAAATTTAATTTCTCGACTCATAGTATTATTTTTTTAAAAAATCACTCAGGGATTTATTTTTTTTAATTATTTCAACGTCTTCACCTACTTTACTACTCTCCATCTTATAATCTTTGAACTGTTCTTTTAGGTCAAGATAAAAAATAGCATAATCAGAGGTTAATTTTTCTTGCCCTTCTTTCGATTTAAACCAAAGCAGACTATTGAGCTTAAAGCCTAAAGAGTATTTACGCCAAAAATCAGAATCGGGAAACTGCTTAAATAATTGATAAAAAGTGATCGCTTCAATTTTAGCGTTGTAATCAGTATCTTCCTTGAGAAAAGATTTAATTATTTTGACTGATTCTCGTTTCGGTATTTTATCTTCACTCATTTAATAACTCTGGATTTTCAAAGATATTACCAATAACTAAAATATAGTCAATATGAAATCTTAGATCATGTCGAGAACTTTTGTTTATATAAACATAATTACTCAAAAATTCCTCTAAAGGCTGGTTTCCTTTTCTATTCCAATAAAGACCGTCATAATAAAAACAATAATATAGATTATTACCCCACCCCTCTAAGTTATAAATATCCCCCTCGTAAATATCTTGACCATTTTTATCTTTTAGACCGGTGAATTGTTGACAGTTTTCGTCCCATTTTTTATCCTCACAAATACCATAAACCTCCATAGGAAACGGATAGTTTTCAGTATAAATAAATTCTACACCATTCCAAACTCTAAATTTAATTTTGCGGGTCATATTTATTACAAATATTTAATTTCGGTAGCTATACCATATTTTTTAGCCTCTTCTGCCGTCAAAAATACATCGGTCGGCGTAAAAAACAATTCTTTTATTTTTTTCTTTTTCATGTTCAGTGATTTTCCAAAAAGATGAATAAGTCTTTCATGCATCCAGTCTTCACTTTTACGACTAGCGAGTAATTCATGATATTTTCCATAACGACCTTCGCTATGTTGATGGGACATAATATAAGTGTTAGGTGTCAGTATTCTTTTTTTACCTTGTAAAAACAATACTAATCCACAGGAAGCGATACAACCAATTCCATAAGTATTAATTGGAATTTTTGATCCATTCACAACATCAACTAAACCAAAAAGTTCAAAAACATAACCTCCCGGCGAATTGATAATCAAATTTAATTCTTTATGTTCAGCTTTGGCGTTTTCACTAAGTATCCATTCTATACATGGAATGATTACCGAAGATTCAAATTCGCCATTTAGCAAATAAGTTCCAGTGTCTTTATAACTCTTTTTAATTTTTTCGTCACTCATAATATTACGTTAAATTTAGTTTCGATATCTTTTTTATTTAAATTTTTCAATTCAGTATCCGTTATTTCGATAAAATCAAATCCATTTTCTTCTATCCATTTTATTTTTTCCAAATCTCTTTTGAATGTATTGAGATAACCTGTCGCCATTGAGCCGTGCATAAATTTATTAAAGTTTTTATGAGTTGAATCAGGACTGACTTCAATAGCAATTTTCTTAGATAGATTTAAAATATCGATACGTAATCTGGAACCGGGAATTACAAATTCTTCTAAAACATTGTCATATTTCCAAAGAGGATAAACAAAATCTTTGACTGCTTTTTGCGGTTTTGATATTTGTTTATCCCAATTGATATAATATTTATCTACCGATATATTTACCTCTTTACCTGTTTTTAATTTTTTAAACTTCATTCCGAAAGCATTACGCTTTTCAATTTTTTAATAAGCCAATCTGTAACATCTTTATTAGTTTCTAAATAATCTAACATTTTGGCCTGCCCTTGAAGCTGTGTTTGTATAGTAATACCAGATTCGAGAGCCTCCGCAATAAGGTTCTCATCAAAAGATATCCAAGCGGCTTTTCTTGTGATAAGTGAATACATAGTCAAAACATCAATCACCTCATATTCACGCCAAATACTATTACCATCTTTTCTACCATATTTAATCGGATATTTCAAAACCATGTTAGATTTTTCATTAGGAGATTTTTTAATAATTACCTTACACCAATGTCCCAAAATTTTATTTTTAAAAGGATCGGGTTTTTCTTTATCGTTCTCCAGAATGTTGTCGCCGCCGTATCTAGGTTCGAATTGAAGAATCCAGTTCGCAAAATGAAGCGCCGCGTTACCACCCGTCGCAGAAATTTGTCTAATTTCAGATGGGCCATAAGGGTTCAAATCAACTTTCGCTGAAACTTGACCGATCATAATACACGTATGACCTAATTTATTCATAGAGATAGCCAATCTTTGCATGAATTTTTTGGTTAACATTGGAGCCCCAGCTACTTTTCCGGCGTCTTCGATATTTTTCGCCATATCGGATCTTAGAATAAGACCATCCATGCTATCTAATACAAAACAATATTTATTGTTTTCTTGATTATCCATGACTAGCTGACGCATAATCTCGACCACTAAATCATAAATATTCGTTTCTAATACGAAACAGGTGCCAGTTACCCAATTATTTTTATCCCAAACGAATTTAATACCGGTTCTATCCTGCATCTCTTTACTTAGCCGACCTTCGGCTTTAATATAAAAACCTTTTGAATTTGGAACCGATTCCAAATAATTTTTCATAGTTTGAAGTGACTCGGAAGTTTTGCCGCCCTCTGTATAACCAACGAACCTTAATAATCCGCCAGCGGAAAATCCGCCTCCCATCTGACTATCTAGGATTAAACTTCCCGTGGAAATTTTTAAATCTTCAGCCTCTTCGATATCATTATAATGATCTTTTTGATTCTTGTTTAAAAGATCACCTAAAATATCTTGTGAGCTTTTGCCACCATCTTCTTTTTCACTGTCTTCTTTTTTTGGTCTTCCCATAATTTTTTATTTTGTTAAAGTTTATTTACCTATACTATTTGAACTTACCGTCTTTTCAAGCTAAATATTTAAATCTCTTCTTGTGACAGCGTAAGTGCCGCGTTTTGTAACGGAAAAAGATGCCGCGTTATTCGCAAAATGAATACACAGATTCAAACTCTCGCTCTCCAAATATTTTACGGCCAGCGCCGCTAACGCAACGTCTCCAGCACCGCAAACATCTCTTACCTCTACTTTAGAGGTTTGAAAATTTTCTTGCGGAGCGTCTTGATGCATAATAGTAATACCGTTTTCTCCATCGGTTACTAATAAATTTTGACAATAAAATTTGCAATTTACCCCATAAACTTTATAGTTATTAAGATATTCCTTTTGGTTAATTTTGACAGTGAAAAACTCTTTACTCCAACCACCTAATATTTTTTTTGTATCCAAAAAGCTTTTTATACCCTTACTCTTACAGATAAAAGATATTTCTCTAAGTGTAACTTCTGAAAGGTAGCCTTTGTTATAATCTGACACTACAACCACAGAATCTTGATTTTTAGACAGATATTCATTTAAATCCAAAAGATCCTGATTATTAAAAGCCTGCTGAACATAATCATTTTCGTCTAACCTAAAAAGAATATAACCGCTTTTTTTGTCTACGTATCTACGTTTTACAATATCGGTATTTGGAGAAAAGGATAGAATGTTCGCGTGCCCATCCGACAAAGAAAGTAAATTATTATGAACATTTCCTGCCATACCATCAGAAATAGATTGGCTAATCTTTTTCATCACGGGTGTAGGTGCCTCTGGATTTATACGAGTCACCTCTACATATTCATAAATATCAATGCATCTTTCGCCTATCAGAACTATATTTTTCATAAATTATTTGAGATTATTCTTACAATACTGTCTAAATTTGTCAACCCCATTTTTAAAGCCAAAATTAAAAATTGGTATATTATAATCTTTGGCTATGCGGATCGCCTGTGAAGTTCCTCCGACCATTTTACCGCCCTCCGTCCAACATAATACAAACTCGGAAGGTTCGTCATGAGCTAAACCTAAAATCTGCGCTGAATTTCGCGCTATTAATTGTCTGACAGGCAAACTTAAATTATCCCATTTAGGATGAAATTTTTCAGCTAAGTCCCAATTTATTTTACTGAATAAAAGCGGAGAGGGATTGCCATTAAAATTTTTCCAAGGTAAAAAGATTTGTTTATCGCTATCCACCAAATCACAACCAAACTCAAAAGCTTCATCCGCCCCATCCGCACCACCAGAACGTAAAGTATATTCTTTACCGGCCAAATACTTCGCTATATCTCTCATTTTATCAAGAATCTCTGGCGGTGTAGACCTAGAGCCTATACCACTATAATACTTATAAATTTCAGCATCGCAAGGTGCGTTCATTGAGAAATAATATGTTTTATGGCTTGAAGCTTATATTCTAGATTCTTACTTTTAGCCTCTAAAGCATTAATTTCGTTAAGGGCCTCACTCATCAATGTGAGTAAAGTATGATTATCTAAAACTAAAGGTTTTCTTGCGCCGCGCAGTCTATATAAATTATTAATAGAAATAACTTCGGATTTAAATCCTAAAATCTTTAATGTTTGGGCGTGTTGCTCATTAGCCGCAAGAATAATATTATTTTCACTATCTCCGAGCAAAAGAGCGTGGGTGTGACCCACTTGCCTAGTCGAACAAAAATAATCTATAAGACCTCTTAATTTTTCTTTAATACTGTTTTTCATTTCTATATATTAGTTTTTCTACAAAATTTCGAGTATTTTCATGTAATAAAATAACCTCTTTGTTTTTTTCATACCATTCGACAATATCTCTTTTACCGGTAATAGCTATTCCGGCACCGACCCAATCACAAAACATTTCTATTGCGTATTTGTAAGGCATCTCTAATATTTTATTTTGACCGGAATCCTCTCTTAAAATCCAATGTTGAAAATGATGTTTGTTTAGGTGTTGATGGTGAAGCCACGCTCGATCAAAATTTTTGCTAGTTTTTTCTAAATATTGTTTCTTTTGCCAATCTACGGGACCAGAATATACAGGGCACTCGGGCTGAAATTCCCCATAAAAAGATTGGATATATGGGAAAAATTCAGAAGGCAAAAATTTACTCCAATCATGAATAATACCGCGCCAATAAAGACCGTATTTAAAACATTCTATTGCAACGTAGTATTTATGTCTAAATAGATAATGCAAGTATTTGTAATATTTATTGTTTTTTATTTTAACCTTTATATAAAAATAATTCCGCTTCGTATCTAGTCGCATCTCTCCATATGCAATTTGTTTTAAAATTTTCGCCCTGTCCCTTGGATATAAAATAGAAGTTGGTTCTTTCATTTTGTAATAACTCTATCGTCTTTTAGATTCTGATCATCGAAAAAATAACGATACTGTTTGAATCCTCTAAAATTAGCAATGAACTTATCATCATCAAGAGCTTGAGCAACATGTTCCGTAGGAGACAGGTGACGCGGCACAGAACCAAACAAACGGTCGCAAAGTTTAATGTCAGCCCAATAGTCATCTTTACCCTTATAGTTTAAATATGAAATTCTAGCGCATCTAGCGACGGAAATATTTCTTTTAGCCTCTTCTAAACTTAAAGCGAAACCAGTCTGATCTAAAGCTTCATATACTTTATTCTCATCCATATTATCCCCGAACGGAACATGCCATTCGCCCGCTTTTAATTGTTTAGGCGTTGATTTATTATATTCATCTAACATTTTATATGCCAGTTCTTGAATTTCTGGCTGCGCGTCAGGATGGGCACGTAGAGCAAAGAAGTTTTCAAACTCCGTGCCGGAAAGAATAATACGGATATTAAACCAAGGCTCAAGGATACGATTGACTATCTGTTTATGTAAACCAACTTCAGATAATTGTTTTGCATATTTTATTGTAGTATCTCTAGCTTTTAACCAAGTAACTTTACAATACTGCATATCAGTCATATCGTCCAACGTGTTATATAAAACATTATACCTTTCACGTTTTTTAGTATCATTTAACTCCTCTTTTGCTTGCATTCCACTCTGATTTTTTCCCCACCACACGGGCATAGCAGGATTATTAATAATCTGTTCAATCATTTTTTCAATTGGAATAGCTCTTGAAGATGCCGCGTTTTTTGAAAACATACGATGTGTCATTAGCTCCGCGTGAACAAATCGCTGATACTCAAGGATATACGTAGTTAAACGATTGCCCTTTGTATTTATACTATCGGCTATAATTTCCGCTTTAATCATATTGAATTTAATTTATTTTTAATATTAATTAACCAAGTATCATAATTTATATGAACCGGTATCCCATACTTTCTACATACAATATCTACATTTCCTTTTCTATAAAACCCATCTGGACAATAAACTACCAATTTACCAGAAGATGCATATAAACCCAATTCCAATAGAGATATTGGAGATTTTGTATTTGGATCGAAATACATAGCTATGACGCCAGCTTTCTCCAAAGAATTTAATTCCCAAGTCACTTGCTCGTAAAATTTCGGCTCATTTATACTCTGAACCCATGAGCTATCCCAATCCTCCCTTCTAGGATTTAAAATAGTAACCATGTATTCACTTTCTAAATCTAATACAATTTTATCTTGCCAGTTTTCAGCAGCGCCCATTTCTATAGAACCCGCCAAAAACAAAGACTTTGACTCCTTTGAAATTTTAATTTTATCCGGCGCTCTAAAATGATAATTATTACTATACTTTTCCATTAGCGGCTTCTTTTCTTTCTTTATCTGAAAATGCATAATCTTCTCCTAAGCTATACGATCTAACCATATTAGAGGCAGATGTAAAAGTCGCATTAATAGAATCTGTTGTTGTTCCAAAGGTCATGGAAGAACCGCCAACAAATCCATAAGATTGACCAGTCTGGAACCCGTCTATATTTGCCCCTAGAAAGATGAACCTCCAATTATACTTACTTTGTTGTAGCTCTACAAGTTCTTTAAGTTTTTCGATTTTGTATTCGCGGCTAGAATTTTCTTCGCCATCAGTAACGACTATAAAAATAACTGTTTCTGGCTTTTCTGATTCGTGTAATTTATCTAAACGCTCACCCGTTTCAACAATAGAACGGCAAACAGCATCAATTAAAGCGGTGCCACCTCTAGGATTAATAGTAATTGCGTTTACATCATTAATATTTTTGTTATCTATAACTTTATTATATTCGGTATCGAATTCATAATGCGTTAGATACGTTTCGAGTCCCAACGTTTTTTGGGATTTTAAAAAGTCCTTAAATCCGCCTTCCATATCATTTTTAATCGAACTCATTGAGCCCGAACGATCTACTACTAGCGTTATATCTGTTTTATTTTTTTTCATAATTATTTTCTTGCTTTAATTGTTTTAGGGTCTATTTTTTGCGCTTTTGAAAAAATATCTTTTCTAAATTGGTCGCATAAATCAGATAAGGTTTCGGGGTCTAAATCAGATAGTGGGTATTTTGGTGATTCTGCGAAACCATCTTGTTTTTGACCTACATGAAAGGGTTTTATAGAAACAAAATTTGGAGTTGAAAACGGCTGTAATTCTATCGAAGTCTTAATCATTTTTTTAATTTTTGAATATCTGATTCAACCATAACTTCTACCAATTTGTCAAACGAAATCTTTGGTTCCCAGCCTAAATCTTTTTTAATTAAAGACGAGTCGCCTAAAAGAAGATCAACTTCAGCAGGGCGATAAAACTCTGGGTTTATAGTAATCAAAGGAAATGCTCTTTTAGTTGCTAGAGCCCCGTCTTGAGATAGCAAATATTGAGGTTTACCTTCTAGTGGTGTATTAACCCATATTCCTTTAACCCCAGCCTTATTAAAGGCGATTTCAATAAATTCTTTAATAGCATATGTCTGCCCAGAAGATAAAACATACTCCTTAATATCTGAAACTAAATTTCCATAGTTATATTTTTCATAAGAATCCGAGGATACATAAATTTTTTCCTGTATCTCTTTATTATAAACCTCTTGATTCATCATCATCCATACGGCCTCCATAAAATCGTAAGCGTGCGACCAATCACGACGAGCATAAATATTACCTAATTCGATTGGTTTAAAATCCCAATTTTGATTTTTAATGGCTTGGGAAATTCGGGCAACTCCTTTTGTGATTTTTCTCGTTACAAAATATTCCTGACGCCTTGGGCTTTCATGATTAAATAGAACGGCATGAACGACATATAAATTATAGCTTTCACGATAAACTTTACAGATTTGTGATGCGGCACATTTACTTACGCCGTAAACTGAACGCGGCGACATAGGATGCTTTTCATCTTGAGGGCTATATTTAACATCGCCAAATTGCTCTGACGACCCCGCCGAATAAACACGGCACAAGGGGACATATTTTCTTACCGATTCTAAAATATGAATAAGTGAAATTGCGTTAGTTTGCATGTGTAAAGCTGGGCTCTTCCATGAATCGGCCACGAAACTTTGAGCCCCAAAATTAATAAAATAATCAGGCTTTTCATCTTTAATGATATTCTCAATAGAGTGGGGGTCATTTAAATCCATTGTAACTAATTTCACTCTTGGATTATCTAAAACCCCCTCAAGATTTGAAAGGATTGCCTGACTGGTTCTTCTAATAGCCGCAATAATAGTATTCTCTGTATTTTTTAAAAGATATTCTATCATGTAACTACCGTCTTGCCCCGTGGCACCTGAAATTATAATTTTTTTATTTTTACTCATTTTAAATTCTTACTATTTTACATTTTTTGATATCGGAAAGTTTATTGCCGCCAGCATAACTTATGGCGCTTGATAAATCCTCGTTAATCCTTTGGTATTTTTCGGAATAAGTCAGCCCGTTACACGGAAGCTTGACCTCGAAGCCTTCTATATGTTTAACTTCTTGCCCCGTCTTTTTTTTATTTGTTGCACTTGCAGAGCCATAATATTTTTTATGCGTAATATCTTCTCTACGTGTAATATCTTCTTTGGATGGAATTATGCTTATACATTCATCCCGAACAATATTTTCCCCCGGCCCATCAACACATGCGGCGAGCATAGAGCCAACCATTACCATTGTTGCGCCCGCGTGTATAGCCTTTACGATATCCCCGTGTTCTTTAATTCCACCGTCCGCAATTATAGGAATCCGAGATATAGTATTATATATACCGTTATCAAGTTCAACAAGTCCCCCATAACTATAACACCTATTGACACAACTATACATTGGAACATGAAAACCTGTTGCATTTTTAGTCGAACAAGCTCCCCCGCCCGCTATCCCAACTTTAGCCGCATCTGCGCCCCATTGAGCTAAATTATTAACAGCTTCCGGCGTAGCGACGTTACCAGCAATAATTTTTATATTATCGCCTAATTCTAATCGAATAAACCGAATCATTTCTTTCATTAAAACAGAATCACCATGAGCAATATCAATTGTTATATAATGAACTCTACATTTAGACTTGGCTAAATCTTTAATCATATCCATATCTTCGGGTTTAACCCCTACACTGATACTGACCAATTTCCAGCTTTCGGCTCTAGCCCTCTGAATGAATTTTCTAGTGTCTCCGAATCTATGGTAAATATAAAAATAATTATTTTCAGATAGCCATTTACATAGGTCTTCGTTAATAACACTAGACATATTAGCCGGAATAATTGGATTGACAAATTTTCTACCTAAAAATTCTACTGAAATATCAGCAAAACTTCTTGTTGTTAAATCCGAATAACGAGGCTTTAGATATAAATCTGAATAGCTTAGTGATTTTTTCATATAGTTATTATAATTTTGCTTCTAAACGGCACTCACGATAAGCGATTCCACTTTTTCCCATTGTGAAACAGGGCGTATCTAAATCAATTCTTAGATCTACCAGACCATATTTCTCACAAAACAGATTAATATTATCTAATAATAAGTTTTCTAATTTTTGCTTGTCTTGTTTGAAATTTTTTATAGTTAATTCGTCATTCATATAATTATTCTTTCAATGATTCGTGAAATTTTTCAAAAACATCCTGCATCAAATCATAAAACTGCGTTTCCGATAAGTCAACGAAATTTCCAGATTTATCTTTTATAGATAAATTATCGCATCTCCATCCTTTATCGTGACCGTTAGACGGGTGATTAGATTCAAGATAGACGCCCCTATCATAATAAAAAGAAGCTTGAATTTCTACCTCTATGCTTTTTTGATTTTGGTCTACAATTAGACATTCAGTGTTAAAAATTTGTCCCATAAAAAAATCCTAGTATTAGGATACTAGGAGTCATGGTCTAAAAAGTCAAGATTTATTTTAAACAAATTTGAATAAAAATTGTAATAAGGCTGGGTTTACCGCTATAGAATAAAAACCGAAACAAAAAATGAATAAAGCTATATAAAACCACTTAGATAATAATATTTTAGATCCAAAGCGTTTCACTTTAACAATAGAAATTAGATCGTTTTTAATTTCAGAATCTACTTTATCTATCTCTTTTAAGGCTGAAATATCACGCATAGCCTGACCTATTTTACCATTAGTGAAAGAAACTTTTGAGTCAAGTTGCCCTAATTTAAAATCATGCTCCGAC